TTAAACCCTTCGGCATACGCTTGCATGATTCCATATTCTACACCATTATGGACCATTTTGACAAAGTGTCCTGCACCTGGTCCACCACAGTGTAACCAACCGTACTCAGCAGATGTTGCGTTTGTGTAAGGATCCGTGCGGGGTGCAGAGGCAATGCCTGGCGCAAGGGCCCTGAAAATGGGGGCACAGGTAGATACTGCGTAATCTGCACCGCCAACCATAAGACAGTATCCACGGTCCAAACCGTAAACTCCACCAGAAGTACCGCAGTCAATATATTGGATACCATACTTAGAAAGCCTTTCTGCTCTCCGTCTAGAATCCTTAAAGTTGCTATTGCCATGATCAATAATAATATCCCCGTCGCCAAGTAGTGGTAATAACTCATCTAGTGTCTCCTCTACTAATTCTGCGGGAATAACAAGTTGAAAAATACCAGGACATTTACCAACTTGAGTATCTTGATGATGCACTTGTGTCACAAGGTTTTCAATAGTGGTAGTAACTCCACTTACATAACCTTTTTCAAATGCTTCTTCTGCTTTCTGGTAATTGCGTCTGTAACCCCAAACCTCAATACCTGCTTTCATCATGCGGCGAGACATACCCTCGCCCATTCTTCCTAATCCGATAATACCAACTTTCATGGGTTTCTTGGGTCAATGTTTAATGTTTTGAGATACTCTATCCACCAGTCCTGATCCTTAATGTATCTCCAATTGGGGACAGGTTTGCCGCGTTCTACAACATAATATTGATGCAGGGCGTCATCTATAATCTGTGCGACTTGTAAACTCTTCTTCCTCTGCGTCAACGTCCTCATATGGATTTGCCACATAGGGTCCTCGTTTTCGTAGAGGTTCTTTTCTGACATATTTGGATTCATCATTTACGACAGAGAGCCATACGGCAAGTTTCATTACTATGTAGATAATACCTAGAGGTAAAAAACATGCTATTAAAATGAGTGATTGGTTCATTTGATTAACTCTATTGCATTTAATAATTCTCTAGCATGTTCTAATTCATCGTTCATAATTTCTACAATACGTTCATCATCTTTATTAGTTTCTAAGAACTTTTCATATGTATGTGCTGCATGAATCTCTACTTCGTAGGAGAGATGGTAAGCAGACCTAGGAGCCACCCAATAATAAACCACGTTGATCCAATAGTAGATAAGTACCAGGTGTCTGGCGAAAGCGCGATCCACCCAATAAGCAGAACCGCCCCTAGATTCCATGTACTCCAGATGTTCTGTTTCGTTAAGAGTTTGAGCAAAATGTTCCTCCATCAGATAAAGGTGTTCTGGACCACGCAATCCCATAGATTCCCTCAAGTGTAGAACACTTAAGAATGCGAAGTAGGGTGCCCTAGCAATTTCTTCAAGCACCCAAAAGCGTTGATAGTCTCTGCCTTGATATAAGAAATCAATGATTGCTACTGTGATATTCAAAGTAACTTCATTGAGTTTTTTCATTATTCAACATGTACTGTACCGGTCATACCCGCACCTCTGTGTGGGCCACAGTAGTAAGTATAATCACCGGACTCAGGAAAAGCAACTTCAAAGTCTTCACCTGGTGACATTGCTAAGGCATCATGACTTAATTCTGGATGGTCTTCCACAATGACATTGTGTGGTGGAAGCATATTGTTAATAAAATGAACTGATTCGCCAGCACTAATTGTAACTTCAGCAGGATCAAACGCTAAGTTTCCTCCAGATCCCATCTTAACATCAACTGCCCATGCGGGAGCAACAAGGAATAATGTGGCGATGAATGCGAAAATAAACTTCATAAAGTTTACGCAACTACACTATCTATATCTTCCTCATTGAATTGTAACGGGGATTTGTTTTGACTTCCTGACTAATCATTTCCCCAAATTCCGTAACACATTTGCCCCATTCTACTCTTGCATCTGGGGCACCTATTGCTTTTTTCGCCACAAAGTATGCCACTCCCTCCATAAAGCAGCACACTCATCCGACTTCTTCTGTAAATGTGGTTCCCTGTACATGGGAAACCTATTTCTACTTCTTAGTTATTTAGATTTTATTTCTGACTTAATAAGATCTAATCTAGCTCTTAAAAATTCTTCAGACTCTCTTTGATAAATGCCATAGGCAATATTCATAAGAGTCTGGACTGTCTTCCATCCACCATATTTTTTATGAGATCTTACTCTCATATATTGATGATGAAGTAATAGTTTAGCATCAGATACTGTCATCCACTCATGTATAAGAGTTAAATTGATAGCATCTTTTTCCATTAACAATCACTAATAAATGAATTTACTTGTGATCCTGCAGCAGACCCAATGTTCTGTCCTAACAATAAAGCCCAACCAGATGCTAACCATCCAATATAAGGTACGCTTGATACTGCAGGAACAAGAACTCCAGCAGCAACACTAGTTCCTGCCATTGCACCTTGTGACCGTGCTCCAGCGTCCGCCGCGATACACTCTGCGCTTACACCTCCGCTCTTTCCCAATTCACCTATTTCACCTCCTCCCATATTACGGGTTCCTTCCATTGTGTATTGATCTTGGCGATACTCTGATCTAATTTCAGAACTGTTACCACCAAAGAAACCAGATTTAGATTTGTCTAAATTTAATGATCTTTGTGACTCAAGAATTTTAGGGTCGTTTGCTCTATATTCGATTATATATCCATCCTTACCTGCCTCTATCTTATATGAGGAATACGGAGTGCCGCGTGGGATATTAATAGTTGGAACCTGAACTCTATTAGGTTCTCTTCTAACCAAATGTCCCAGCACACCGATATGTGCAATTGCTACTATGCTACCAACACTAATGGCAGTCCACTTGAGGTAAGGTTTCATGGTTACATCTTGTACGAATCGTTTGATTTGTCTGGTGTCTGAGCAGTTAGAGTAACAGGTGCCTGTTCAATTCTAATTGTTTGAGCAGGTGCAGTTTGTGCTGCCTTCTCAATCAGTTTCTCCATCTGTTCTTTGGTGATGCCACCTCCACTAGATCCACCATTAGCACCATTCTTCTTAGCGGTTTGAACCCCGAAGCTAGCTAAAACTCCGGTGAAGACGCTGGCGATGAAAGTTGGATCGAGTTTTTGTTCTGGGATTCCAAATGCAGGTGGTAG